AGTATTTAATATGTTTAATTCACTCACCTAATTGCCTCGCTTTCGCTTGTATGTTTGCTTGTCTTGTTAAATCTTTCATAGTTTCATCTTGTTCTTTTAAATTAAGTTTCAGCATTTTTCGATATTGCATAACTTGGTCATCAGTAACAAAAGGGTCTTTAGAAAGAAATTTATTATTAATGACTACAATACTTAAAGCCTTTTTCATGCAGTTCATTAGATTTATAAATTTTTGGTTCATGTGTTGACTCCTAACATTGTGTTAATGTAGTTATCTAAAAGATTTTGTGTTTCCCTAACTTTTCTTCTGGCAATATCTAAGTTGGTTTCTTGGTTGCCTTTGCTGTCAAAACCATTGGGGAACTCTTTACCTTGAATAAGAATACCTTGATAATATTCTATGGTATCTTTGTACTCTTGTATTTGGTCTTGAATTTCTTTGTCCATTATAGACTCCTTTTTCTATATTGTTTTAACTGGCTACTAAATTAGTCCAAAGTAGCCATGTTGTCAATAGTGGCAAATTGTTTAATGATTACCTTTTACCCAGACATTGACAAGTCTGTTAGACAATGGCTAAAATTGTAGGTTTATTGTTTTTTGGTGGTGATTCTCTTGCTAAGTATTCTCAAAAAAGCTAGGTTTTTGGTGCAAAAGTCATTGACGTTATTTCGCAGAATATATGATATTGCAAACAACCCCTTGCCTACAATAAGCAATGACCCAAAAAACCCAGTGAAAATGCCACACTAATTAAATCTTTCACCTAAAGTTCACCTTGTCTGGCTACAATGTTTACTCAAAGTGAATTTTTTTGCAAGTATTATTTCTTATGTCAGTAGCCAACCATATTCATCATCTGGGTTCATGATTCTTTTCTTTCTTTACTTTTTGAGTCCAAGATTTACTGCATCTATCACTGCAATACTTTTTACGTTTTTGAGCAGGGTGGTGGATAGTAAATGTACTGTTGCAAGTAATACAAATTCTAGTCTCACTGAACATTATCGAGGTAATAGTTAATTAGCACTTCTAATACTTGACCTCTGGTGGCATGATTATGAGGTACATACCAATTTTTTTCACCATTTACTATCTTCTCAGCAACCTTTTCTGCATAATCTTGACGTCTATCTTTTTCTAATTTCTTTCTAATTATTTCTATTTTTTTATCTAACTCTATAGCTTTAGGTCGTTTAATATTAAATCCAATCTGATGATGACTAACACTTTGATTTGTGTATTTGGGTACATTTTGTTTAGGCATATATATTTTTTTATTTAACTTTCTTATAAGGGTCAGTGCTTAATTTAACTGCTTTCTCTGGTTGTATATTTGAAATAATATCAATTAGATTGTTTTTAATGTAATGCACAACTGCACCCACTATACTTTCTTTAGTCAAATCCTCTGCAATATCTTCAAAGCTATCGTCTTTCTCTAAGTTTCTAGTAATTGATATGCAATGAGCCTTACATTCTTTATCTATTCTTTGCTCATAAGGTTTAATAAACATTCTTAAATATCTAGCGGTAAGACCAACCTTACTTGTTTCAAAACCAATGATTGCATATACTCTATAACCATCTACAAAAAATTTTTGGTTTCTACTCATTAACTTCATTCTTTGCTCTTTTCTTCTTCTTCTAAAATTTGTATATATGTTCTTAATGCACCAATCATTATATTGTGGTCTGCTATTATATTTTCATTATCTATTCCTAAATCATTGGCAGTACTAATATTTAATTCTTTCAACCTTTGTACTGTTAAATTTCTAATATAATTAATCATAGAATCTGGGCTATCCATGTCATACCCCAATCTCATTATTGATATTTCATGTTCCTTTTCTTCAACGGATTTATTTTTGTGTATAGAAATAACTTTATTCTTGCTTGTCATTAACTTTTTCCTCATTCAATTTACTTGCTAATTGTCCTGCCAGTGCTGAATAACCAATTAAATCTATGTAATTGTCTGGGTCATAATCACCTGCTTTAGTTCTAGCAACTTTCAGCAAAGCCATCATGGTTAGGACATCTAGGGCAGATAAATCTACACCTAGATACCCAGACCATAGTTTTGCAATGTTCTCATGGTTCTTAATGAAATCACCATGCTTACGTTTTCTATCACCAGTGATTAAGTTTCCTGCTTTATGTAGTATGTCTAATCCGTACTGCATTAAAAAGGAATCTCATCATCTATATCACCATCATTTACTAAATCAGTTATTGCAGGTGTTTCAGATGGTGCATTAGCACCTGCATCAGTCTTTGGGTTTGGATTTTTCCACTTAGGTTTAAAGATAGCCTTTAGTCCATCATCTTGAACATAGATAGCAACTTGGACAACACCCTTATCAGCATTAATCTTTTCTAGTAAAGCACTATCAAATTTGATTGTATCCCAAATTTCACCATCATGTCCTACTGGCTTGAGGTCTGGGTGGTTGTCTTGTGTTTTCTTAGGGTTCTTTTTAAAGAGTTTTACATCACCCTTTTCAAGAACATTATATGGTTCTTTTTCCATTTAACTTTCCTTTATTTTAGTTTGTTTAAATCAAAGCCATCTGTTGATGAACTTTTAGTTTGCTCAAAATCTAAGTCTTGAGATTCTTCTATGTTTAATAGAAAGAATTTTTGTAGCAGGTATTTGTACCCATAACTAAATAAAGAGCCACTTGCCTTTGCATCATTTTGATTGCCCTTTAATGTTTGTGTTACTGCAATATCACCACACTTATAAAAAAATTGCTGATTGTTTCCATGCTCATCTTTTAAATAATTATCAATGTCTGTAATTACTAATGATACATTCATAATAATTTTATCATTTTCTATATGTGTATGTAGTTGTGGTGTAACTAATAACCTTGCACTTATACAAGCATCTTTAACCACTTGTTGCACATCATTGTATGAACCTGCTGAATAACCCATACCAGTTTGTTCCTTGCTTACTTTCTCACATATACTTTGGGCATAATGTAATTTTTGGTAAATATTTAAGTCTCTAACTAGAGTTACTTCCTCTTTATTTTCTTCTACTTTTTTTGGTGCTTTTTTTTCAGTCATTAGTTTGCCTTTTTATTGTTGTTGTAAATATCGTAAATCATCTGCTTGTACTCTGGCTCAATGTTTTTAAAAAATTTATGCTCGTATTCTGGTGGTACAAGTTTAATAATTTTAAGTGGGTCATCAGACATCTCTAATAGAGTTTGCCTAACCATTGCCTTATCTTTAACTGTTTCCAATTCATTCTTTAATCTATCCCATTGCAATTCTGCATAATCATCATGCCTAAAAAATCTTGACTCTTTTGCAGTTATATAAAGCATATCGCCTAACATATTTTCTGCATGAGCATAGATACTCATTTGTGTTAAATGAAAACTCTTAGGTTCATTAGGTATGCTAGGATATTTCCATATTCGTTCACCTTTTTTACCTTTAAGAACTTTCTTAACCACATAATCTTTTTTGTAAAAGCCACCTACATTTGGGTATGATGTTTTTAACTCAGTCCAATGTTGCAAAATTCCACTGCTATCTACATAAGCAATATCAATGAAACCAGTCCACATAACATTGATGCCATCAATCACATAATAAATTGGTCGTTCTAATTGTATTGTTTCACCATCTCGTCTTTCATAACGTATTTGATATACAATTTCAGTTAGCATTTGTTTTCCAAACGTCATGTAATATTCATTCATCTCACCATCAACTTCATTGACTGTACTTGGTATATATCTTTTTGAACTATCAGTTATAAATGCCCATGCTTGGTCTATGTTGCAAAAATCAGTTGCCACTAATCCTGCCCATTCACCTAACCACTTTCCCCATTCCATTCTGGCACTTCTTTCCATCTTTCTTTTATGCTCTCTTAATATGATGTATTTCATAAACCATAAAAAATTTGGCATATTGATTGATGAGTTACTTAGCCATTCAATATCTTGCCTTGCCCATTCTTCACCAGTTACAAAATTTCTTTTTAATTTTTCTTGCTCTATTAATGATAGCTGAGTTACATCTCGATTTGGTTCTGATAAGACCACTGAACTTTTTGGGGGAGTCAGCTTTGGTTGTTCAGCAGTCTTATCTTTTTTCTCACCCACATGAGAATCTTTTTTAGACAATGACATTCACCATTGAATTTTGTAATTCAATACAAACTAATAAAATAAAATAACAAGCAGGTAAGAAAGCTACTACACCTAACATCTTAAAAGTTATTTCTATAATTTCTATCCAACTAAATTTATTCATAATTATTTCCTCTGTTTGCATAAGACGAACCACTAACAGAAAGGTAAAAATGATTCGTCTTATTCAGTTAAGTTAGTCAAAGTTGGCAACATTTTCTACAAAATATTAACATTTTTAATAATTAAGTGAATTTATGCCTATTTTTTGAGGCTATACAAGGCTTACAAAAGTTTAAACAATACTTGTATAATGTAGCCAATATTGTACAATATAGACATATCAAAAAATAAAAAAAAACAGAAAGGCAAATAAAATGAACACACAAGAAAAACAAATCGCTACTTATGGTATGACAAGAGAAGAAGTTATTGCAGACTTTAAAGATATGCAAAAACTTTATCGTGAGAATGATTACATTTACATCATGGGCATTTTGTCAGATGCACAAATGGAAATGGAAATGGGTCATAACAACACTGCAAGACAATTTATTAATAAAGCAAAATTACTTATTTCACACAACAAAGATAAAGGGGTGGCATAAGCCACCCAGAAAGGCAAAAAAATGAAAAATCACGATAGAAGATACGAGCAACAATTCGAGTATGCAAAAAAAGTTTGGCAAACTAGCACTGGTCAAAAGTACACTGGTACAGAAAGCCAAAAAGAAGAAATCATTAAAATGGTTTATGACATTAAAAAATTAATTAATGGTTAAAATGATTTCTTATAACCCTAAACAAAAATTTATTAGACCCTCAATGGAACAAGTTGAGGGTCTATTAAAAAAAGTACCCAACGCAAGTTGTGATAAAGTTGATTGTCATAATGATAGATTAACTTTTTGGATTGCTAATTTAGACTGGGCAACTATATGCTCTGGTTTCAATGTAGATACATTTAATTATTTACTACAAAAATACAAAATAGATTTAACACCTTTTGTAAAATTATCTGATGAGCAAAAAGGACTCAACAGAGAACAAACAAAAGAAAAAGTTTATGAAATGTTATCTGAGGTCATTACTGCTGATAGCAAAATGACTAAAGGTGCATTGATTAAATATGTCAGAGATAATTGGAAAGAAAAAACCATTATGTCTGATGTAGGTAAAGTGGCTAGTAAAGTTATAAATGAAAAAACTGGTCATTCATTT